GTCAACCATTCTTGCATCACTTCATGTACTGCTGTACCAAACACTGTATGAATGGATGGCTTGTACTCCTGCAGTCCGTTAACATATTTCAATGCCCATTGATGAGGACAGGTATTGTATGCTAGAGTTTGGCTATACGATATTGATTTGCTGGTGTTGTAGTCTATGATTGGGTTACAGAAATCTTTTATCAGGCTTACTTGTTTAAGAACTTTTTTTGCCATCTTTTAAGTTTTTGATTTCTCTTTTTAAATACCATAAAGCTTTTTCAAGTTCCTGGATTGTTTCGTCTTTCTTTCCAGCTCTTGAAATATACTTAACGGTATTTCCTAAACAAAAACCTAAGTCCCAAGCTTCAATAACTTTTATAGCTTCGTATGGATTATCTTTTCCTCCATAATGTTTTGGATGATTTACTAACTCCTTCTTTGGTTTGTCTTCATCAATAGTAAAGGTTACTTCTCTATCATTCATAATAACTAATTTATATAACTATAATATAACAAAAAAGGCCTGCAAAAGCAAGCCTGGTTTAAAAAAATTTAAAAGTAATTTCTACTTGAATAGAAGGTACGCCGACGAGAAGATCCCCAAACCCGTAGTTACTTTCCAAAATAGAGTACTTCTTCTTTTACTCTTTACTTCTTTAGTTAGATCGTCTGTAAGCTTTTCGTATTGTTGGATCTGTAAATCTTTTTGCTGGATCATGAATTGAGTGTTTGTATCTTTTTCTTCATACAATTCAATCATAGCTGTTTTAACTTTACTTACATCTTCAAGTTTATCTATTTTTGAGTATAGTAATTTTATCTCTTCAACACATCCATCATAGCGTAATAAGTCTTTTGCTACTTGTCTTGCTACTGGTGCTGGTAAACATACTTGAGTAGTATCTTTACTTTGAGTTGAGGTCTTTGTTGTATCTGTTTGTGAAAAAGTGTTCCAGCTCAGGGTTAGAAAACTTATTAATAGAATTAGTTTTTTCATTTGTTCTTTCTTTTACTATGGTTATTGTTTTGTCAATGTGGTGAATATCGTTATTGATTGTTACAACTTTTTGTTTTACTGAATCAATCTTATGTACAATTTTAGTATCGACAGCCTTGGCTGAGTCCACTTTAGTTTGTATATTTTCGATATTCTGTTTGTAACCTTTTATGTCTGTTTTAATTCCGTTAGTAGTAAAAATTAAGTAAACAAGCAAAGCTGCAACTATATACAAAACTATGTTATGATCATTATTCTTTAACATCTCTTTCTCCTTTATGTTTATCTAATTTATCTAATATCTGAGTAAGTAGTTCATTCTTTACAATGCCTACCATCGAAGCATTCTTAAGTACAGAGATTAATTGAAATACCATGAATGGTGCTATTATTGTTTCACTCAACCATCCTGTTCCTGTAAATCCTTTTTCAATTGAAAGAATACAAGCAAGCATTACCATCCAAAAGCCAAAGGTCTTTAATACCTTTAATGCTTTAAATGTTTGAAACCCCTCCCTCTTCATTCCAGCCCACACTCCAAAGAAACCATCAGCAAAGATAACCAATCCTACTGCTAGGAACTGCTCGGCATTATCTACTGTTAGATTAAAAAAATAAGTACCTACGAAGGCTAGTAGTGTTGACATTGATAATGTAATCAGAAGTGAAGTTTTCATCTTATAGTATTAACTATTTAACGTATTCGTAATATTTTTTAGTTTTAGCATTACGATCATCCAATCCATGAGTACCACCATTTATCCTTTTAGTTAAGGCTAGAATAGCTGCATCGTTAACTCCTTGATCACAAATTGACCACAATTTGTTTTTATCAAAGAAGAACATTGCTGATTCAAAAGAGTAAGTAGTTGCTACTAAGTCCGGAGTAGTCATGATCTCTGGCTTTTGTAAGTATTGAGCAAATGCTGTGTAGTTATCTTTACCTGTTAATTGGAGTGCTCCTCTTCCTCTGAATTTGTATCCGTCTCCTGATTTTTCATCTCCGTTACCCATTCTTGAACCGTAGACTCTATTTGCAATCTTTTCCGGCTGTCTGGCATAACTCTCTTCCAAATTGCCAGGAAAATACTTACCAAATATTTTTTGTAATCCATCTGCTGAATAATTTAAGTTTTCTGAAAATAGTTTGAAACCTCCTGTTTCGTGTGCTGTTTGAGCAAAGAAGTGTGCTGCTCTTACTGGAGTTAGTTTGTAAAACTCCATTGCTTTTTTCATTGTACCTGGACCAAAAACACCATCTGCTGTTACTCCTATCTTTTCTTGTAAACTTTTTAAACTCATAATTTAATTTTTATTTCTGTTACTGTCTTCGTTTTGATTTCCTTTTGTTCCAAAGTAATATGTAAATATCATAAGTACTAAGGTTTTTATTAAATCGAACAGCTGGTTATTCTGTTCTTCTGATATCAACTTGACTTTCCATGCAATGACTTTATCTACTATAAATAGGGCAACTAATGAAGTAAATATAAGTAGGATAAACTTGACTAAGATCTCTTGAGTGGCATTAGCAAACATTCGATGTACGAAGTACACCGCACCACAGATTACCCCTAATCCTAGTACTATTCCTAGTATCATTATCCAACCACCTTCAACAAACATTAGTTGGTGATTGTATCTGTTTTAATTACCTCAATTGAATCCTTTGCCACTCCTAACATTCTCTGTAAGAAGTTTCTCTTTTTTGGTAATTTTAATTTTGTTTCTTTTAATTCAACTGTAACTTTATCTAAAGAATCTTTTGTTGTTTTTAATTCTTTAGTTAAGTTTGTATTTTGTTTATGTAGTACTACATTATTTTCAACGATACACTGAATGTTCTGTTCTATATTCTCACTATTCTTTAAAGTCTCTGTAATCTTAGCTACTGCTGAATCCTCAAGTACGACATTTGACGACTCTACCATTACTGAATCTTGGATAGGATTTTCAGGACAACATGCCTCTTCTGCTTGCTTGCATGATACAACTACTAAACAAGCTAATAAAATAAAATACTTTCTCATATTATTTAGGTGTTACTCCAGTTATTGCCTCTAGTCTTGCAGTAGCCATTGCCATGATACTATCACTTCTACGTGCTCTGTTTTCTAACTTATCTACCTTTACTTGTAACTCAGTTACATTTTTCTCACATTTTTCAATCTGAGATGTGTAGTTTGTTTTGTTATCAATGTAAAGATATCCTACTGCTAGGATAACCATAAACAAAAGTCCCTTAACTGGATCTTTTGCAAACTGTGCAAATGAAATAGGTGACTTTACCATGTTACTCATTATTAGGTTTATTGTTTCTAAAACCAGCAAACTTTTCAATTACGTCAGGAAGAAAACTACCTAATGTAATATACATGAATGCATCAAAGATGTACTCGTTTAATTCCAATGCTTTACCCATGTACCCTGTTACAAGGTCCACTGCAATAGCAATTACCATTACCATGAATGACATAAATCCAATTACAACTTTTTCATTGTAATCATTTGACTTTTTAAAAATGCTAAAGAATCCCATAAAATATTTTTTTAAGTTAATTACGGTGCAACTAATTGACAGTAACAAATTTTTATAGTAACTCTTTGATATAAATAGGGACAAAAAAAAGAGGCACAAGGCCTCTTTAATGTTTAATCAAAGTCTGATCTATTCCTCAGAGTTTAAAGTTTTTAATTCCTTTGGAAGGAACTCAGTGTTAACATGCCCGCACGCCTTGCACGCGAATACTGGTATTGGCATGTACGTTGTTTGTCCTGTACCTGTTAGGATACCACTTGCTTTTCTAATGTGAAGAGCCTCTTCAAAGAAGGTGTGACTGCACTTCTCGCACTCTACCGGAAGGGTTTGATCAATCGATAGGTTCATTCTAGGTTGTTGTTCCATTTTAGTTTTTTTGTACGTTACATAATTCATCCACCTTTACCACATCTGCCGCTATTTGAAACACGGTACCTGGAGTAAGGTGTGGTGCATCTTGCGAGATTTTTAGTACTTGCTTTAGTAAAGCTCCTCGTAATTTTGCTTTCTTAGATGCTTGTAGGATCTCAACAATATTCTCAATACTTTTTTGGTGCTCCGATCGTAGTGATGAAGTCTCTTGCTCAAGTAGCTCGTGATATTTGGCGATTGAATCTGACATGTTTACTTTTTGTTTTTACGGTGATATTTTCTTTTTTTCTTTGCTGGCTTGTCGATTGGAAACTCTGGCTTACTTTCCTTTGCTTCTACTAATGCCTCTGCATTGATGGTTGCATCTGGTGGAAATACTTTGGCAATCTCTACTACTTTTTCCACGAACTCCGGCTCGACAACTTCGAGTTCTGGTGCTGGTTTTGCTTTAACTTTTTTGGCTACAACTGGTCTTAGGTCCTTGTTGTAAAGTTCTTCTGCTAGTTT